CGCTACCTCTCCTCCAATACGTTAAGTTCTTAAAAGCTGTGCATACAGGCGTTCGTGTCACAAGAACTTTTGTTACTTCAGATTCCGGTGAAATTCATCTCACACGTGATCAGTCCAGGCTGTTATATGGGATTGATTGCATTACAGGACGTTCAGAGCATCTTAAACATGACATTATCGATGAGATGCGCATGCGTTTAGAAGATCCAAGCATTCGATGTCTTCCTACCATCACTAAATCAGGTCTCGCCTGGTCTAGTCACGCTGCTTACCGCCATGTTGTTCAAGTCTGCTGTGATGAAGCAATTGATTCAGCTCTCTCTGATAGAGTAGACCCTATTTCATTTGAAGATTGGTATGCTCAACGTATGCACTGGGCAGCTAGCGGAGGTGCCCCTGGTGCTAAAGTCGTATGGGATGTTAATGCACCAGCTGAAAGGATGAACAAACGCGGTGCGCTACTAATTATACCCGAGTCGCATATACGAGAGATTCTTAAAGTTAGCTGTGGTGCTGTACTCTGGTCAAAAGCTTCTCTTAAATATGAGAATGGTAAGATACGAGCTATATGGAATACGAGTGTCGAGCACTACGTTATACAGGCATACATCCTCGACATGTTTGAGAAAGCTCTTGCTCCTAACACCTGGGATACTTCGGCTAATAACCTTGAAGCTAAGTTTACTGGTGATATAAGAAGGTTAGTCAATCTCAAATTCAATACTGGTGTTATGTGGGATTTTTCTGATTTTAATATTAATCATACCCAAGAAAGCATGGCCGATCTTTTTGGTAGTGCTGTGCGTGGTATTTCTCGGCGTTTAGATGTCACCCGTAAAGATGCATCCTATATACGCAGAGTTAAAACTGATCTCGACGCCTGTTTGCAATGGGTTTTAGCAGCTAGGTTTAATACGATCTTAGAAGATCCAGAGAGTGGATTAATCGCGCGCGTAGTGCGTAGTATGCAATCGGGCGAGCGAGCAACAAGCTTTCAGAATACTTATTTATCTAGGGTATACTTCTTAGTAGTTCACAAATGGGCCATGACTCATATTGGACGCCCGTTGTTACACAATGAGTCAGCGCATTTAGGTGATGACGTCTTCGCCACGTCTGCTAACGTCACTGATGGGGTTATTGCTTGTATCCTATATAATTTATTAGGTTATGCCGGACAGCTTTTTAAGATTACTGTTGATTATTCTGAACGTGGCGAATACCTGCGTCTAAACTATGATTCATCAGCCGCTAAAATTGCAGGTTACCCTGTTCGTAGTGCTATGGGTTTAATTGGGGGCGAATTTTTTCGTGATTCGGTCGTCGATCCTGGTGATCGTGCTAG